GGGAACTACTCCTATGTTTACTACTGAAAAACTACCCTCGTTTTCCTGTAGCTCAATCTTAAATAATTCTGTAGGCCCTGTTGTATCAGTGCCCTCTGACAATTCATTTGAGTGTATTAATATAGAACCACCACCGTAGTCCGTTACACTGTAGTCACCTATTGCGGTCAGCGTGGGGTTAATGCCTGCGGATGTGTTGCCTTCTGTGCCTTGTTCTTCTACTAGGTTGTCTTGGATGTAGTCGTTTTGTTGTTGCGCTTTGTTCCGCGGGTTCTGGATGGTGGCGTCTTCGTCGTTGAATAGTACGTAGTTCTGTGGGTTTTTACTGGCTGCTTTCCATTTGCCCACCTTAGTTATGTCTTCGTACTTAACGCCCCTGATTCCTACTGAGTTTAGCGCTAGGGAGGCTTCTTTTTGAGCCTCTAGCTCGCTAAGCCCTTTTTCGATACCTATCCTAGTCAGCTCGGTATATACAGCATTACCGGTGGCTTTTTCTGTCCACCGCGCGCCGAACATAGACTCCATACGGTTCTGTAGACTAGGGTTGCCCTTAATTAGCTTATAGACACCCATTTCCACTAGCTCACTCTGAGAGTTAAGTGTGTTGTCCCAGTTAAGCATTTCACTCTCTTTAGCGCCGTTTTCAACCCTATACGTACGACTTAGTCCGTCTATCTCGTCGCCCAGTCGTTTATACTCGTCTACTAGTGCTTGTGTGTCTGGATTACTGGTTTTTACATCCCACGCGCCCATACCAGGGGCTGCCTCTCTCTGGCGTGCTACTTCAGGGAGTACTTCTAACTGATTGCGTATCTCCTGCTGCTTGTCGTGCAGTTCTGAGTACTCGTTGTAGTCCCGCCCTCTGTTCTCATACCAGTTTGCAATTTTCTCATCGTTCGTGAAGAAGTTGCCCCAGACTGGCATATACCCGGCGTTTGCCGTCTGTTGCCCTACACGGTCTGTGGAGAACTGCTCAATGTTGCTGTCCCCCGAGCCGTGATATAGTCTTGAGTTTGCTTCCTCGTCTGCTAGGACTATAGACCTTAGATACAGCTCACGCGCCGCCTGCGCTTCTTCTGCGGTGCTTTGTGGGGGTGCTACTTGGTCGGGGTTTATTCGTGCGTCTATGTTTGCCTGATTAAAAGCACCGGTAGCGTCTTGGTTGGTGTATGTCGCGTCTACCTGCTCATTTAATGCCTTTCCAAACTTACGGTCTTTTGATTCTAACTCACTGGCTACAGTAGGTATAACCTGTGTGAAGGTTGATGCACCAGGTCCGCCTGCAATAGCTTCACGAGTAGCAGATAATCCTATCCTGTCTCCTTCTAGCTGGGCAATGTCCTGCTTTATAGCATCCTGGTCAAATGCCTCGGAGCCTGCTCCTGAGATAGCCTCAGTTACAGTGCCTCCTATCACTCTAGTACTGCCCGGTAGTATCTTATTTATCTTACTAAATACCTGCGCTCCTTTCCCTCTTAGTACATACTTATCACCAAATTTCTCCATGATAGTACTGCCTATAGAGTCTACCATTATCCTAGAGCGTTCTTTTGTAGTAGGCTCTCTACCGTCGTTTGCTTCTTTGAATTTAGCTATATTCTCTTCATCCTTTTGGGCAGAAAGGGTTGCTACTACTGCAGGCCCGCCATAAGCGAACGCCACCATATATGGCAGGTTTTCTATGAATGAAACAGGAGCCAGTGCTGGGTCGTTTGCGAACATCTCAAGCATACCATCCAACGTACCCTTGATACCTCCCCCACTCTCTTCGTAGGTTTTTAAGAACTGCTCATCTGCATTGTAGTCTTCTAGAGTATGTATGACATAGGAGTCCAGTCCTGTTTTATAATCGTCAATGCTGCTCTGTCTGCCTTTATAGGCCATTATGTTGTTAGATATGTCGTGTAACTGCTTCCCTTGCTCCGAGTTCCAAAACTGCTTTTCGTCGTCTGTAAACTGGTCGTAGTCTTTTGCGGTTAGTTTCTTATACTTACTGGCAAGTGCCTTAAAATTAGGCACGTTGTCGCGCAGCGCTCTATAGTCTGTACCGAAGGCGGTTACATTGTCTTTGAACCACCTAGAGGTTAAATCTTTCTCTAGGTCTGTTTCCGACGCTAAGTAGTTAACACCCTGTGCTATATTTCCTGTTACGTTTAGTGCGCTTTGACCGAACTTGTTTACTGTATTACCTAAGGACTTTCCAGTTAGTTCTTCTTCAGTGGCGTTTGGGTGCAGTAGTCTGAGTCTAGCTAGGTGTGCTTCTTCCTCCGAAGTAAGGACTTCCTTTTCTTCTACGGGCTCTTGTGAGTCAGCGCTGGCGATGCTCTGGGCTAACGCGCCAGGCATCAGCTCCTGTGGGTTAGTCGTCCAGTCTACCTGGTCTTCTTGTAGCAGGTTATTCTTTATATAGTTGTCTTTTTGATTCCAAGGATGCTCTGGGCTGTTGAGGTCTAGGTTTCTGTTGGCAGCATAGTCCTCTGCCGCACCCTGTTTTTCAAACGTCGGTATTCTTTCACCGCTGTCTGGGTCTATGAAGTTATTTTCTATGAGCTTGCCCAGGGCCTCTCCGCTACTAAGGTATTTACCGCCTTGTATCAACGGATAGGTAACCCACATGCCGTTAGGTAATTGACTAGTTTCTGTAGTTTCTGAGTGTATCTTTCCGTGCTGGTCTTTGTATACCTTCTTATCGTTCGCGGTCGTCCATTCTGTTGGGGTCAGTGTTAGGGTATCTGTTGGATTTTCGGTGTAATATTGCGCCTCTTTGGCACGTATTGCGTCTCTATTCTCATCCGTATAATCATCCTTTACCACGCTTTTTAGGTAGTTTTCGTGCTCTATCTGGCCTATACCGTACGCTTTGATACTGTCTGCTATACTTCCCATGCTTAGATATGTGTGGTTTGGATGAAGGTATTGTACCTAATAGTACTTCATTTTTCTACGGGGGCGCCATTCTGCCCCCGCGTCCTCATCGGAGGTGAGGGTTAGGAAGTTGCCCTCCCGGAAGCGCATCAGTGCCATGGTCATTGAGTCTACCTGGTCGTCGTGGTCACCTGCCGGAAATGCCTGAACCTCGTCAATCATATCCCTCGCCCACAGCTCGTCAGGCGCCCAGACCATCCCTGAGCGGAAAAAGTCACTTACTGAGTGCAATCGTGTGATTTTGTCTTGTCCACCTCCCCCTTTTCTCTTACCTGGGGAGTACTCTTGTACGGGTATGCCTCTGGCGCGCATCTCTTGGGCAAGTGGCCCACCTGAGCCCTTAGCTTCCACGACTACTGTGTCGGGCTCCCAGTATGCATAGAGCCTGTATGCTTCGTCCTTGAGTTCTGGGAACTCGAACCGGTCTCTAACTACGTCTAATAGGATTACATGTGCTTCTCTACCGTCATATATCCTTTTCTCGCTATTTTTACGCTCAAACTCACCGTCTGGATAGAAAACACCCCAGGTGGAGACAACTGAGTAGTCCGCCGTTTCTCTTTTCGAGTACGCTGTATCGTACGATTGTATGATATACGAGCAAGATGGAGGTGTTTTATGAGGCCATTCCATCCACCAGTCCTTTTTAACGATGGCGCCTTCCGTTGCAGTCGGGTTTTGTAGCCATTCGGAGTTCCAGTGACGCGCGTCCAGTGAGTTTTTAACTTTATCGAGTGCTTCCGCAGTCCAGAACTCTGGCCAAAGCGGTTTTCCTGACTTGGGTAGGATTGCAGGGAACTCAATTACCTCCCACTGGTCAGCTTTTGGGTTTTTTGACTGTTCTTGTAGCAATTTACCCGTCAAATCCTTTACAGACCACCTAGTTTGTACGACTAGGATGTTTCCCCCTGGCATTAAACGCTGTCTTGGACCCGCGAGGTAGTATTCCCACACATCATCGAATACTTTAGGCTGCGCGACGCACGATTCAGTGAACGGGTCATCAATAATGAGTAGATTTGCACCACGACCAGTAACCGAGCTACCCACACCGGCTGAGAATGACTCGCCACCCTTGTTAATCTGCCAGCGACCCGCTGATTTGGAGTCAGAACGCACTTCAATGCCTGGAAATACCTCTTTAAACTTGTCTGAGCCGATTACATCCTTTACTTGACGACCGAACTTTACTGCGAGCTCCGCTACGTTCGCGATGTTCATGAGTTGCGCTGTAGGGGAGTTGCCAATAAAGAACGCTGGTAGGTATTGGGAGGTTAAATAGGACTTTCCGTGCCTCGGAGGCATGTTGATAATGATTCTTTTGTCATTTTCGTGTACGATTTTATTGAAAGCTGCGCCCATTATCGCGTGATGCTTGCCAACCATGAAGTTCGGGTCCATATACTTGCAGAATGTTATGAAGTCCTTTCTACAGAGTTCCATGTGCTTACGATGGGCAAGGTCCTCTCTCAAGGAAAGCGCTTCTCGTAGTTGAGGCTCTGTTAATGAGGTGTAATCTAACTGAGTCTGGTCTTCTGTGCGGGGTTCTGCCGTTGCTGCGAACGGGTCATCATTACTCACTTGAAGTCGGAGTTACTAAACGGCAGGTCTTCCACGATGTCCTCTGAAGGTATTTCCACGATAGGAGTTACTTGCTTCCCTTCTAGGGCTTGGAGTCTTTTAATTACCTCGTCCTTCGATATCTGCTCCGCGCCGTCGTCTTTTACTTCTTCAGCCTTCATCTTCGGGAAGCAATACGCGGCTACCTCTTTGTGACATTGTATTCTGTCCTTTATATCGATGTCCTCATTCATAGCCAGTTCTGCCATTGCAAGCACTGGGTTGTAATTTGGGTAGTTGATTGCGAGTAAGCTCGCTACGAATTTTTTTCTAGATGCCATGTTTCTCCTTGGGTGCACGTTTTAAGGTGAGTGTTTAGTTTAGCATATTAAATTTTTTTTGACAACCCTAATTCCACACTTAAGATTGCTAAAACAGGAATTTTCAAACGGAGAACCCGGAAAAGTGACTGGGACTCCTCAATGCTCTGCGCGGGGGGGTGGGGGTCGCGTGTCCGGTCGATTTAAAGCACTGCCCGCCTTGATTATCACGCAATACGCGCCAATATATACGCCACGCGCGCCAATACGTGCCCTAAAGCGTGCGATTAATACCCGACCGCTATAAGTGCCCGCCGTCGATTTAAAGTACTTTAAATGGGCAACGCAATGCGTAACAATCGACGCGCGCCAATACATGCCCGCAAAAGGGCGTCCGCATTTCATTTTACAATATAGGGCGAACGGCTACAAGCCATACGTGGCGCGGGTTATAGGTCGGTTGAAACGTGCTATTTAAGGGCGATTTAAAGTATATATAGTAAATAGTCTTTACTAAGTGTGTAATAAGCCTATAATGGCGCCCATAGATAAAGCGAAACGCGCTACGCGATACCTAGAAAAACCCCAAAAAATAGCGCAAAATCAATAACTTATAAGGAATAAAACAAATGACTATATTAAACGAAACAATACAAGCCATGATAAATAACGGCACAACGTCGGACGATATCCGCGACGTACTAACCGCAATAGATAACAGAACAGCACGCATTGCCGAACTAACAGCGCAACGTAACACTATAACCGCCGAACTTGATACATTAACCGGCGCACAACACACAACAGCAACAGAGACGGTAGTAGCGTTAACCGGCGCCATTGAATTAGAGCGAATTGAATTAGTGCGCTTAGTAGCAATGTCAAGCGGACGCGCTAAGTATCACCAATTCGGCGTAGAGATTGAATTCGTTATCCCTGAGGGCTACGACCATAGAACATTCAGAAACCTTATAGCGCCGGAATACAGGGACGCCGGCTTACCGTTAAGTAGAAAAACAGGACATTACAACAGTAACGGCGATTACTCAAAATGGGCGGTTAAATATGATTCTTCAGTGGACGCACCATCGTCCGGCAGAAAAGGTGAAATGGTATCACCTAAACTACGCGGTGAACAAGGAATAGCGGACATGGTCAAGGCTGTTGATATAATGGAACGCCATGGCGCCACTGTGAATATATCTTGTGGCTTACATGTACATTTCAATGTTAACCGTACCGGCGTCATGGCGTCACAGTTTACGTTTAACCATATACGACGTATAGCACAGACATACGTGCTAAATGAAAGACTAATAACGTCAACCCTTGCGCCATCAAGACGGGGCGGTCATTATTGTAGTTTTACCGAATCAACCTTTTTGGAGCGCATGGCGTCATATGGTGAAACCGAATCAATCGACTATGTAGCACGCGATATTTATCAAGCAAGGGAATGCGGTTTCAATTTCTCTAGTGCCTTTAGAAAATGCAACACCATAGAATTTAGGGCGCATGGTGGTACTGTGGACGCGGTCAAGATTGAAATGTGGGTTAGATTTTTACACCTAATAGTCAAGAGCGCCGAAACTACGCGTGATACTAATAAGGGTTACGCGACTATTAAAGACATGGTTAATACTCTATCAGATAAAACAGATATGACCCTAGAGCACGCAACCACCAACCCTAATACACCATGGGCGCAAATGGTTAAAAACATCAAGCAAGGTACCGATGATAATACAACAGCAAGCCCATACCGCTCACGCGCTAAGGCACAACTAGCCGGCAAAGAGATAGGCGATTACATGCAAGAGCGCGCGGAATTCTTTGCATAATAGCAACGCCCCACAAGGGCGCCAAATTGCCGATTTAAAGGGCGCTTAACTAACGCCCCTACCATCGGCATCACTTAACCAAAACAATTAAAGGAATACATAACCATGAAACACACGACCCACAAAAACAGAATCAAAAACCAAAAGCGTAAAAAACAATCACGCGCATTAGAAAATCAACACCACCAAAAAATCGCCTACGCTCTACGCGGTGGCAAAAACTTTTATTAATTAACTAAAGGAATAACCAAAATGAAAACATGGGATAACCAACGCACAGAACTACCAAACGGAAAACACAAAGTAAAGGATTGGTGGGATGAAATCTTAGACGGTGTTAAAAAGGGGGACAAAGTATTAAACGGATTTGGCACTCTTTACATATGCACTAGCACAACCGGATC